GAAGGATTCTTCTGGAATTCTAAAGGGATTTTTAATAAGAACATGGAGGAGATTACAGTTCCCTCTATCACAGAAATAAAGATTCAAGTAGATTCTTAGTAACTGTATGAGAAAGTCGCTAATCAGAGAAGTTACTTTCATCATACAAAAGCATTAGATTTGATTCGAAGATTTGATTTCATAGGAATAGAATCTTTAAATGTCGCTGGAATGGTGAAGAATGGAAAACTAGCTAAATCTATTTCAGATGCTGGTTGGAGCCAATTCATTAGTTTCTTAAAATATAAAGCAGTATGGAATCAAAAGACGATTCAAGAAATAGATCGTTGGTTTCCTTCTTCTAAAACTTGTAACGAATGTGGTTGCGTCAATGATGAATTAAAGCTAGAGGATCGCGAATGGGAATGTCCTCACTGCCATGCTATTCTAGACAGAGACATCAATGCCGCAAAAAATATAGAAAAGATAGCGTTGCAAATAGCACAAGGAGTTGCGTGTGCTATACGGATGCAGAGTCGATGTGAGACTTGGACAACACAAGCAATTGACAATGAAGCGTCTAAAAATTCGGATTTCGAAGAAAATAAAATTTCTTAGATTCTACAACTATTTGCTCTTATCGTAGGAAAAAATTACAATCTATATAAATTAAATCTTTTGGGTAAAAGGTTTTTGAAAAATTGGAATCGGATTTGCTTTAGTCTTTTTAGAAAGAACTTCGGAATGTTTTGGGAGTAAGTCCGAAAATGATTTTTTTCCTTTTCTTATTTGTAATTCTTCATGAAGTAATCTTACAAGCCACGCCGCGTCCACAACATCTGATAGTGGACTGGAACCATTCTTGTCGCGCAGACCTACAAATTTTCCACTTTTATGAACTTTAATTTGTGGAAGATAAGATAAATCTAATTCTTTTAAGATAGGATCTTTAAGAAAACTATCAAACATTTCTGGCTTTCCACTGCGTCCATCATTTGTAGCATACATTTTTAAAGAAAGTGGAGGTATGAGTCTAATTTTGGTTCCTTGATTCAATAGGAAAAATTTTAAGGTAGAACAGAACTCCGCAAGTTGGAAGACCATCCCCGCACCAAATATGCTATAATCCTCTACTATTGCGTATTCACATCCAGAAATAAAAGGAAATATATATTGGTGCATAAAGATAGTTCTATTAAAAAAATCTAAAGATTCTGGATAGTTAATAATATCTTTATAATTAGGTTCTTCTCGTTTTCTTTTTGTTTCTTTAATAGATAAAAATCCTAGTTTTTTGAGTTCTAAAATTTCTAAATTGTCATTTAAAATAAATTTAACCAATCCTGTAGAGTGTGGACTAGCATCAATTCCTACTATGTTCATTTAGTATTCCTTCAATTTAAAAATATTTATAACAAAAAGCCCAGAGGTTAGTCTAGGCTTTTGGTTTTACTTTTTATTAGAGATTCAGCTTTCGGAGCTTTCTGATTCTACTACACCAAGCAGTTCTAGAATCTTCTTAGCAGCTTTCTCAATGACTGCATCTTCTTTCTTTTCGCCATATGCAGCAAGCTTTTTAGCAATCTTCACGGCGCCTTCTACGTCAGCGGAAGCTTCTACTTCGTCTTTTTGTAGCTTAGGCTTCTTGTAACCTTTAGTATCGCTAGAATTCTTAGAATCAGAACTAGCTTCTTCGTTTTTATCCTTTTGAACCTTTGAAGATGAGGTGTTAGAACTCTCTTCCTTCTTAGCCTTGCGAGCCTTATCACCCTGTTCTTTAACGTCGAAAGTTGACTTCTTAACATTAGGAATCTCTTCCTTTTCGATTTCCTTTCCATCAATTTTCTTGTTTACGATATCCCACTGGCTTTCTAAAAGCATTGCAGTAGAAGCGTATTTGTCTGTTTTAGCCATTTTTATAATCCTCTTTGTTAAAATTATTTATGAAACTCTTTAGAAAACTTTTCCGGAAAATTATCTTAATAGTTTCTGTCCAATCTTTTCTAATTCTTCTTTAGTCTTTTCCGAAGTAACTACAATTCTCTTCCCGCCTTTAGGAGTAGTGATTACAAATTCTACACGCCCTTTAGAATCTTCTCTAGGACCTTCTATAGAAATCTTTCCTTTGAATTCTGGATGCTTGTCGAAAAATTTGAAGAAATCTTTTCTGGAGAATAGAGATTCGGATTCGTCTTTCTGTTCTTTGGTTTCGTAATAGAATGTTCTATTGTCCCAATCTACTTTTAGTGCGCCCATTTTTTCTAATTTTTTAACAGAATCTTTTGTTAATTTATCTTTATAAAATCCGTGCCATTCGTTAGGATATTTCTTAACGAACATTAAAAGTTTTTCATCGGCTTCTTTTGGTGTTAATGGTGTAAGATCGTATGGGTGGCGATCTTTATAAGATTCTTTGATATACTTTTCTTCAATCTCTTTAGCCTTTCCAGTGTTCCATGCATAAGAATCTTCTAGATATTTCTCAGCGATTATAAATCCATTTGACATGTTAAGCCCTCTTTTCTAATATTTATAATTTAATAGTTTTATTCAATTCTGTTTTAAGATGTTGAATAATATCTGATTCTACACCAATGTAAAAATATCTAGTCTTTTCGAAATCTACTGCGAAAATTCTTCCTGGTCTTTTTGCATGAACGTAGCCAAGAACATATCCAGAATCTAAAATGTCTTCATGTAGACTGGCGTTGTTACTATCACCATACGAAATATCTTCGAAAGTTACTGCCGAATCTTGAAGAATGTTATGAATCTTTCTACCATCAATGCCTTTATCTTTTACGAAATACTTTAAAATTTCTTGTATCTTGTCTGATTCGGAAAACTTGAAACGAACATTTGCGAATTCGTTGCTATCGTGTTCCAAAAGTTCACCCATCTTTTCGGCTTTATATTCTTTAAATCCCATTATAACTTCCTCATTTTTATGTCTAATAACTTTTGTAAGAATTCTTTATATTGCTTCCAAATGTTTTCGTCTTTGAAGTAATCTAATTCTTTGTGATAATTAGAATGACTTAACTTTGGCTCCCAATTATTTATTTCTTTCTTAATCTTATCATAATCCCATTTCTTTTCGAACATATTTTCTATAGCTCTCTCGGCCATGCTAGAAAGGTTTGCTCTAATTTCCCATTCAAAGTTTAGATAAGTTTTGAAATCTCTGGTTCGTCCTTGGTCTTTCATTCTCTTATCTACTTCTAGTTCTTTTCTAATAACTTTCTCATTGTTGATTGGATCTATTGCGTGTAATAATTCGTGTCTGACCCTATCTACGAAATCATTTTTAATAGACTTATCCGAAAAGTTTTTAATTTGCTTCGGAGACATGAAGTAGATATAGATACTGTCCATAGTTCCACAATCAAATCCGCCTTCAAATCTTAATAAACTTTTCGGAGGTCTTGCAAGAATTGATAGAGTAATCAGATTATCATTTTCGTAAACAGGATGGGTAACCTTTCTTCGGAAAATTTTCTCTTCTTCTATTTCTAAATTTTTGAAAATATGTTCCGGACTATATCCTTCAATTTTTTGTAAGTCTAGCCATAGTTTAGTTTTTTGATAAGCCTCTTCAGCATATTCTTTCATATCTTCCGAGAGGACTATTATATGAGTAGCTTCTAGTAATTCTTTAAATCGCATCTTTTTCGAATCCTTTATGAATCAATTTTGTCAAGTGTAAAATAAATCTTTTCCAAATCTCTGGCTCTTCATGATAGAAAGTTTCTGCTTGGCCTTTAGGAACATAATTTTTCACATAAGTCAAAGCGGCATGAATGTTTTTAGATTTTTTTATGATTGCTTCAGCTTCTACTTCAGCTTGTGAGGAAATGTAAGCGTCTATCTCCCAAGGGAATTTGTAATAAGCTTTTATAAATTTAGAAATTTCTGTTCTAATTTCTTTTATTTTTTCTGGAGATTCTGTTTGAGAAAGTTGCTGACGATATAAGTCTAAGATTTTATTGTTCTTAGATATAGCGGTCTTTGTTTTCTGTTCTCCTCCTTTCATTCTAAACTTAGGGTCTACAATATGTACAAGCTCATGAAGAATTGTTACTCTAAGATTTTCAATTTCTTTTGAATCGTTTTCTTTAAGCTTTTCGTAATCCTCTTTCCGAATTGTTAAGAATATTTCGAAATCAGTTGCGTAAGCGTTTGAAGAATTTCCTGTGTAATAGGTTAACAGAAAAGTGGAGATTCCATAATTTCCATACTTAGAATCTACGTTTTTATGAAGAACGTTTTTTCTATGATTCTCTTTTTGAAAATACGCATAAGTAACGTGTTTCTTTATTATCTCTAAAATTTTCTTTATGACTGTTTCGGTATATTTCTTCATGTCGTCGGAAATAACTATGGCAGATTCTGATAAATATTCTGAGAACTTCATAGAATTATTTAGAAAAGTTTTTAGAGAAATTTGACGAAAAGGAGAAAATATTTTATGAAACGTATATTATGTCTTCCAGGCGGCGGCGCGAAAGGAGTTTTAACAGCAAGCATGTTAATCAATTTCGAGAAACATATTGGAAAAACTTTGCAAGAATATTTCGATAGTGTTCATGGAGAATCTGTCGGAAGTATTTTAGGAAGTCTGATTGCGGCTGGTTGTCCGATTCAATATATTTTCGAAATGCTTGAGAAAAATACTGTGCATATATTCACTCCACAAAACTCTTGGATTACTTTTTGGAGGAAACTAACTAGACCAATATATGATCGCCAAAGAGTTATAGCCCCTATGGAAGAGGCTTTGAAGACCGTTGGTATGGAAACTATGGGAGATTTAAAGTTAAAGTTTGTGACTGGTGCCGTGAATGCTATGACAAAAGAGTCTGATTATTTTAAGTCCGATGATCCTGATTTGAAAGATACTAAAATTACAGATATAGTTAAACGTTCATTTGGTGCTCCATATTATTTTAGTCTTGTTATAGATTTTGTAAAAAGATTTGTCTATGGTGATAATGGAACTGGAATAAACAACAATCCAACTTTGCCAGCATTTTTCGAAAACATTAAAGAAATAATGTCTGGAGAAGAGGTTGAATTCTATTGTTTCGGAACTGGTTATTCAGATGTTACAAACTCTTTCGAAACTTGTTCTCAATGGAATAACGCAAAACAAGTTTGGGATTTTTATCTAGGAGAAGGAGAAACTTTAGGAAGGATTCAAGCACAGATTCAGGCCAGAACTATTATGACTTGGGTTGCGAAAAATCTTCCGAATGTTAAATTCTTCTACTATGACGTAATGATTCCAAAAGCTATGGATAAAATTGACGGAAAAGAATATCTACAAAATTATATAGATTTCGGAAACTCTGTTAAATTCTAAAATCTTTCAACCGTTTCTTGGTCTTAGGGCTCCGCATTTTAATAGACTCCATGTTCATAAAATGTAGGAAGTCCTTTTTTAACATTATCATATCCAAACGATCTTGATTATCTACTTGCCCATATTGAGTTAAAAGTTTTCTTCTGGCATTTACTACATCATTGTAAAGATTCATAAGTTCAAGATTGTAAACGCTTCCAGAACGGCCATGGCTAGTTTTTTCTATAATTTTTATTGAAGTTCCTATCAAATTGAAAACTAAATCGTAAACTTCTGTAGTAATTTTGTCATTGTTTTCTTTAGAAATTTCTTGAGGTGTTTTCTTAAATTTTTTCTTAAGCTCTGGAACAGGATCTTGTAATTTTGGTTCTACCTTTTTCTTTATAATTTTTTCTAGTTCAATTTTTCTTTTTTGTATTAGTTCAAGTTCTTCGTCTTTTTTCATCGCAACCCCTTGACAAGCTAGATTAAATGTGTTATAATGTTATTTATCGAGGTACCACATGCCTAACCTTTTTGAAGAAGACGAGAACCAGCACATAGTAGTTCTAGATGGACATAATCTAATTTTTAGAACTGTGTTTATTGCTCATGCTGAAAATAAAAAACAAAAGACCGAAGATCCTGGATTTATCTATTGGAAACATGTTTTCTTGAGCGAATTAAAATTCATGGTAGAAAAACATAAACCAACTAGATTCATTATAGTATTTGATTCTAAGCTAGGTTCCTGGAGAAAAAATATATATCCAGAATACAAGGCCAATAGAAAAATTGCTAGAGAACTTTCGAAAGTTGATTTCAAAGAATTTTTTAAAGTATCTAATCCATTCTTAAAAGATTTGAAAGATGTATTTTGCAATTTGGAAATTTTAGAATTCGATGGGATAGAAGGTGACGATATTGTTGCAGTCCTTTGTCAAAACTTTAAAGAAAAGATTACTATCATATCTACAGACAAAGACTTTCATCAATTGCAAGTTTTTAAAAATGTAAAGCAATACGAACCAAAAAAGAAACAAATGGTAAACGTATTGAATCCTAAAATTAGTCTAGAACAAAAAATTATTGGTGGAGATGAAAATGATAACATCCCAGCAATTGTTCCTAGATGTGGTAAAGTAAAAGTTGCAAATATTATGTCTTCAGATTTAATTTCAAATATATATGATGAAGAATATTTGAAGGAAGAAAAGAATGTAGAAGCCATTGTTAAAAAATATAAATTAAATCCGGAAGAAATTAAGAAAAATCTTCAAAGAAATACTGAACTAATTGATTTGAAATTCATTCCGAAAGATGTCTCAGAAAATATTTTAAAAGTTTTGCGAGAACCTAATCTTAAAAAGTTTGACGGAAGAAAATTCATGAGCTTTTTGATAGAACATAGAATGGGAAACTTAGTAGAAAAAATGCAAGACTATAACGAAACTTTAGGAAAACTTTTTTGGAAAGGATATTGAAATGATTACAGCACAAGAAGCATATAAACAAAGTTATGATAATGGTGAGATTGAACAAATTTTAACCAATATAGAAAAATGTATATATGTTGCAATTTCCGATAAATTATTTAATTGTTATTATATAGCCGAATTAGAATTTAATGGACAAACAGAAAAAGCAAAACTTATTTGTAATATTTTAAGGAAACATGGTTACGTTACAGAATATCAATATCATGAACAAAGAACAATAAAATTTGAAATTTCTTGGAGCCACCAAAATTCATGAAATCCATACTAAAAGAAGTTCAGAAACTTTACGAAAAATCTAAGAAAAATCCTGAGATATTGTTCGAACAAAAGAAGCAAGACATCATAAACAAATTAAAAGATGCCGCCATAAAAAGCTACACATCAATTGAATATCGTTTGGAAAATTGTCCGGAAAATATCGTAAAAGATTTGCAAGAATTTTTCGAAAAAGAAGGATTCAAAATTGAGATGTTTGATACAAGAACTTTCGGAAAATATTTCAGCATAAGTTTTTAAGAAAAGGAAACAAATATGAAATTGATAGATAATTTGAATATGATTTTGAAAGAAGTTGATAAGCAAGCTGTAGAACGATGGATTCAAACTATAGAAGATGCTTTAATAATTCAGGCCGGAAACAAACAAAGACATGCCGAATTAGATATTGCAGGTGTCCCAGACGATCAACTTCAAATTATTAAAAACCATTTTAGTCGGGAAGAATTTAGAATCAATTTAAGATTTATTCCTCAGACTAGACAGAGAGTTTTTGAGATTAGTTGGTAAATATTTTTAAAGAAAGGCGAACTATGAAACTAGCAATACAAATGAAGAAATTATCTAAAGAAAATGAAAGAAACTATTTCGAAAAATTTCTTAAAATCGTTTTAGAAGATGTTTCGAAAAAGGCTAAACAAGGTCTTTATAAAACTGAATTTTCTACAGATGAATGGAATGAAAATATTGCTTCGGCATTTGAGAAACTTTCAGAACATTTTTCGAAAGAAGGATTTTCTGTAGAACTTCATCAAATCCCTATCTCTAATAATAAAGAACTTTTGTTGAGTTGGAAGTAAAATTCTAAAATAATTTATCGTGGGCTTGTGCGGTCTATCAAACGACAAATTATTAGTAATCATATTTTGTGCGGATATGAGAATTGAAACTCAGGAGTTCTAAATAAAAATACAGAACAACCTTGAGAAGATTAAATGCAGAATAACAGAGTATACAAAACCGGATTATATGAATTAAAGAACCCTCAAAAATACACTGGTCAAAAGCCTCCAGTTTATAAAAGTTCTTTCGAAGGGCGCGTGTTTTATTGGTGTGATTGTAATGCAAAAGTTTTAGAATGGGCTTACGAAGATACTACAATACCTTATACGTTCTCGGTTCCTGACTCTGCACCCGAACACGAAAAAATTTTAGTTGATTTTAATGTTCACAAATATACTCCAGACGTAACCGCAAAAATTAAAACAACCGATGGGAAAATTGTGACGTATCTGATAGAGATTAAACCATACTCACAAACAATTAAGCCGATAGAACCTAAAAGAAAAACTAAAAAGGCTTTGAATAAATTTATGAAAGCTTTGCAAGAATATTTGAAGAACGCTTGCAAATGGGAAGCCGCGAAAATTTGGGCCGGGAACCATGGGATGGAATTTACCGTAATCACTGAACGAGATATTTTTACTTGAACTTGATTAGGTTTTGTTAGGTTTTTTAGAAAGTTTTAGATATTATAAGGAGAAATTTGGATGTATACTAGAGAGCAAGTTATTGAAAAGAGCACCGAATATTTTAATGGAGATACATTAGCGGCAACGGTTTTCGCAGATAAGTATGCACTAAGAGATGATAATGAAAATTTAGTAGAATTAACTCCAGACGATATGCACAAAAGACTTGCTAAAGAACTTGCAAGAATTGAACAGAAATATCCCAATCCTTTATCTGAACAAGAAATTTATGAAAGTATTAAAAAATTCCAACACATAGTTCCTCAAGGTTCTCCTATGGCCGGGATCGGTAATTATACACAATTGACGAGTCTTTCTAATTGTTTCGTAATAGATCCGCCCTATGATTCTTATAGTGGAATTTTAAGAGCGGACCAAGAATTAACTCAGGTGTATCTCAGGCGTGGTGGTGCCGGGCTGGACGTTTCTACAATTAGACCTAAAGGATTACCTACAAAAAATGCGGCCCGGACTACTGATGGTATAGCGGTGTTTATGGAAAGATATTCTAATACCACAAGAGAAGTTGCAACGGCTGGGCGGCGCGCAGCCCTCATGATCTCTATATCTGTCCATCATCCAGAGATTGAAACTTTCATAAAAATTAAGAAAAATAAGACCAAAGTTACTGGCGCAAATATTTCAATTAGACTTAGTGATGAGTTTATGAATGCCGTTAAATCAGAAACGACATATGAACAAAGATGGCCAGTAGATTCAAAGACTCCTAAGATCAAACATCAAGTAGATGCTAAACATATCTGGAATCAAATTATAGAAAGTGCTTGGGAATCTGCCGAACCGGGAATTCTTTTTTGGGATAACATCATTAAAAATGGCGCCGCCGATGCTTATAAAGAATACGAATCTAAATCTACAAATCCTTGCGCTGAGTTGCCACTATCCCCATATGATTCGTGCCGATTAGTCGCTATGAATACTTTAAGTTTCGTAAAAAATCCTTACACAAAAGATGCGTATTTTGATTACGATTCTTTCGAAAAGTATTCTAAAAAAGCTCAACGTTTGATGGATGACATTATTGATTTAGAGACTGAACATGTAGATAGAATATTAAACAAAATACATAATGACCCTGAGCCAGAAGATATTAAACGAAATGATATAAACCTTTGGAATAAGATTAGAACGTCTTGCAACAATGGTAGAAGATGTGGGACTGGTGTTACTGCTATTGGCGATACTTTGGCCGCCCTTGGAATTAAATATGGTTCAGAAGAATCTATAAAAGTTGTAGAAGAAATTTATAAAGCATTGGAGTTGGCTGTATATAAACAATCAATCGAGTTGGCTGAAGAGCGGGGGGCGTTTCCTATATACGATTATGAGACTGAAAAGAATCATGGGTTCATTTCGAAAGTTATTTCAAACCTTCCCGAAGATTATCAAGAAAAATATAAGAAGTATGGTAGGAGAAATATTGCTCTGACTACAACTGCGCCTGGAGGTTCCGTTTCAATTCTTACTCAAACGACTTCTGGGATTGAGCCAGTGTTTAGAGTTTCATATGACCGAAGAAAGAAAATAAACCAATCAGAACAAATTGAAGCCGACTATACGGATGTTATGGGAGATAAATGGAAAGTCTTTAAGGTTTATCATCCACAATTTTCTAAGTGGTCTGAAGTGACTGGTAAGACATCTGAAGAAGAATCTCCATGGTTTGGTTCTACCGCTAATGATATTGATTGGTCTGCTTCTGTAGATATTCAAGCAGTAGCTCAACGATGGGTATGTGCGTCTATTTCAAAAACTTGCAACCTTCCTAATTCGGTTTCCAAAGAAACTGTTGCAGATGTTTACATGAAGGCTTGGGAAACTGGTTGTAAAGGATTCACTGTTTATAGAGATGGGTCTAGAGATGGTGTTTTAATCACGACAGAAGAAAAGAAAGAGAATAAAAAATTTGCTGAAACTAATGCTCCAAAGAGACCGGAAACTCTAGAGTGTGACATTCATCATATTAAAATTAAGGGTGAAAATTGGATTGTGTTTGTTGGACTTCTTGAAGGAAAAGTGTTTGAAGTTTTCGCCGGACTTTCTAAGTATGTGTCTATACCTAAAAAAGTTTTGAAAGGAAAAATTGTTAAGAAAAATTCTAAGAAAGAAAATGGTTCGTCTATTTATGACTTGGTTTATGGTGAAGAATCCGACCCAACTATTATAAAAGATATTGTGAGGACTTTCGAAAATCCTACTGAAGGCGCTTTCACAAGATTGCTTTCTCTTTCTATTAGACATGGTGGGCCTTTACATCATATTGTTCAACAACTTCAAAAAGATGAGTATAGCGATATCTACAGTTTCTCCAGAGTTATTGCTAGAGTTTTGAAAAGTTATATTAAAGATGGGACAAAAGTTAAATCGAAATGTGCTAATTGTGGTGGGGAAAATTTAGCATATCAAGAAAATTGTTTGACCTGTCTAGATTGCGGAAATAGCAAATGCAGCTAAAATATGTCAAAGATTAACAAAGAAAGTTTTGTATATTCTGAAAATAAAGGATTGACGCAAATAAAAAACGTTTGTATCAATGATAGAATTTTATCTAAAAATAATGTTGGAGAATCGGTATATACAAATATTATTGATAAACGTTCGGCTTTTGTAGATAATGGAACCGTAATAAAATTTCATTGTGGTTCTGAATTATCCACAACAGAAGATTCTTGTATTCAAATTTTTAACAGAACCATAGACGATAACTTAGAAATTATAAAAAATATAAATGCTGGAAATTATTGTTATCGTCCAAATTATTTTGATAAAATCCGTTCTTTTGATAATTCATTGGGCGTTGATGGATGGTTTTGTGGGATGCATACTGGCGACGGAACAAGTGATAGAAAGTTAATAAAATTAAAAAATAGCGAACATTATACATATAGATTACGAATTTTAGGAGATAATCAAAACACTATATTAGAGTATGGAAATTTCGTTAATTTTTTGACAGGACGATATTCAAAAATAAATTCGAAAATTAGTGAGTTTACTAATTCTGAAACTTGGGATTATTCTAAAAATGGAAAGGATGTTTATAATATAATTGAAAAATATTTTGATGGAAATTTCGGAAATAAAACATATTCTGGAGATGTTTATTCTTTCGTTGAAAATAAAAATTTGTGGATCCCTTTTATTGCAGGTTTAGTGGATTCTGATAGTTATGTTAAACATCCAGGAAATTTAAGATTTGATATGTGTAAAGTCATTTCGATGAAAATTTAATTGAATCTACTTGAATTTTATTGTCT